CGTTTAATAACGGTGTTACCTTTAAGGCTGGCACGGAGATTACTCTGGGAGTCAGTGGGGACACAGCCCTAGACGTCGCAGCGGACGGACTTTACTTCGCCGACGCCACAGATGGATTTGTGAAAACTATCGCCATTGGTAGCTTCTTGACTGATATCGCTGGTTCGGGACTTAGTGTGGTTTCAAATCAGCTTGAAGCTTCCGTTGCTGTCACAGTTAATGGTGCGATTGGTGACAACGATTCGGCGCTTTTCGCCGGAATGAACTATGGAACTAGTTCCTTTTCTGCAAATCGTGCGTGGACTTTGCCTGCCTTGAGCGGCTTGTCTGATGGTGAGATTGTTCGCGTTAAAGCTCCTATTGATCTTGGTGGCTACGCGCTGGAAGTCACTCCCAATGCTGCCGACAAAATCGATGATTTGGCCGATGGAGCAAGTATTGATATTTGGTCGGAGAACGGCTCTGTTTCGTTGATGAGAGTTGATGCTACTCAGTGGAAGATCTTCTAGTCTAAAGCTTTCATTGATGAAGAATTTCTTTCTTTAAAATATTGGGCGCCCCACCTTGTAGGGGGCGTCCTTTTTTTTACCAACTATTTATAACAGATAAAGAATATATTTATCTAATTAAAAACGGACAGAGGCAAAATGGCTTATACTAAAGATCTAAATAAACCTGTTGAGAAATCAGTTGAGCAACTTAAAGAAGAATTAACTACAATGACCACTAAGGTGGTTGAATTATTAAATGGCAATGGCGCCGTGTTGGAAAATATTCCTGCAAACAAGCTGAGTGGGGAAATGCCCTTAGAGCTACTTCCATTGCGCAACAGCAGTGGATTGTGTATTTTAAATGGAGAGCTATGTTTAGAAGCCTCCCATATTAAACAACTTTCTGAACATGGACAAACAATTGCTGATGGTGATGTACTTTTGGTTTATGATGTTTCTCGATCTGAAATGCGAAAGATATCTTTAGATGAATTATATAAACAATTTCTCAACTTGCGAGTTCCCCACGCAGCAGGACAAGCAGGGCAACTCCAATTGAAAGGAGGAGCCGACTTTACCTCTACATCCAATATGAGCTATGACTTTGCGACCAATAAGTTGAAAGTAGACAGCAACCTGGAAGCTCAGCAAGTCACGATTACTGGCGCCCTTAAAACCAATATAGTTAAAGTACAGAATGATTATACGGTAGAAGCAGAAGACTATACTATTTTGGTGGAGAACGGTAAAGACGATATCGTCGTAACATTACCCCGACCATCGAACCACGAAGGACGTCTTTTAAATATTAAAAAAATAAAAACTGCCAAGAAGGTTATAGTTAAAAATGCAGCAGGCAAAATCGACACTAAAGAACAAATTGTATTGTCCACAAAGAACTCCGGAGTATGCCTACAGTGCGATGCTACAGATTGGTGGACAATAAACAGTCTGTGAAAGTATTCGAATTAAGAGGTTGTTCAGAAAAGTACACCATAATAATGGTCTTTTTGAAATGAAGAATACTATTTATTTTGAATTAGTGTAATTTTTCCAGGAGTTAATACATGTCCGATTTATTGAATGACGCAATTGTAGATGCAAAAGCGCTCAGAGAAGCAGCCTTGAAGAATGCAGAAACAATTGTTATGGATAAATATTCTGACGAAGTTCGCGAGACTTTAGAACAATTGCTCGAACAAGAGCCACCCCTCGCCGCCGACCCTACCGGCGCCGCAGACCCCCTTGGGGGCGATCTGGGTGCTGATCCCATGGCCGGCGCACTCCCTGGCGACGAAGGCGAAGAGCAAGAAGAAATAGCCGAAGATATTCCTTTGGCAGCCACGGACAACCTTTCGGAAAAAGAAGGCGACAACTTGACAGGACTGCCCCGAACTGGCGAAGAGGTGGACGTAGAAGTTAATCTTGATGCGTTGGCAGAAGCTGTGAAAGAACTCCAGGACGAGCAAGAATATGAACTTAATGAAGAAGACTTGACAGATCTCATAGAAGACGAAGAGCCAGTTGATGAGGACATGAGCGCTGCGTATGCTAGTGTCGAAGATCCAGAATCGAAAGATGTCGCTGGCGAAGAGGCATTAGCCAAGTCAGCAGACTTGCAACAGATGGATGCCATCACAGAAGATGATGAAGAGGTTGAACTTTCCGAAGAATTAATTGATGATATCGTTGAGAGATTAACTGTCGATATGGGTGCGACCTTATCAGGTTGGGCCGGCCGCTCCTCCGAGAGCATGAAGTGGGAGATGGAGAAAGAACTCGCCCACCGCCGCAGCACCGATTACGAAGAAGAAATAGAGACTTTAAAGAAGGCTCAAGAAGAGTTGTTTTTCGAGAATAAACAACTCAAAGAGTCCCTTAAAAATTACAAGCAAGCAACTCAAGAGCTAAAAGAAGGAATGAGTGACGTCAATCTTTCCAATGCTCGCTTGCTTTACACGAACCGTGTTTTGAGAAATACCTCCCTAAATGAGCGGCAAAAAATAAAAATTGCCGATGCTATTTCAAAAGCTGGTTCAGTAATAGAAGCGAAGACAATATACCAAACGCTCGAAAACGCAACGCCGGCCGCCACTAAGCGCGGCCCACAATCGTTGAGTGAAGCAATTGGTCGTCGGAGCACCTCTGTTATTCGTGCATCTCGTCAAGAGAGCACGCCATCCGATCCGCATATGGATAGGATGAAAAGACTAGCAGGTATCGAATAGATACAAATACATTAACATAGGAGGTATTTTAAAATGGCTGGTATTGTTGAAAGGTTAACCGAAGGTATTGTTAACCGTGATATGCGCGCTGAAGGGCACGCATTGTTAGAAAAGTGGGAACGCACTGGACTCCTGGAAGGTCTGGACACTAATCGCTCTCGCCAATCTATGGCTCGTTTGCTTGAGAACCAAGCTAAGGAGCTTCTCCGCGAGGGTTCGTCCATGGCCGCGGGTGATGTTGAGGGCTTTGCAGCCGTCGCATTCCCCATTGTCCGACGTGTTTTCGCAGGTCTGATCGCAAACGATCTCGTTTCCGTTCAGCCAATGAGTTTACCCAGTGGACTCATCTTCTTCCTGGATTTCACCTTCTCGAAGGATCTTGGTGCGACAGGTACACAATCCTATCGAATGGGTAACGTTAGTGGCTCGTCCATTTACGGTACCGACAAGGTGGGCGCCCAAATCACTGGTGGTGTCAACTTAGTTGATTCTACTGATGGGTCAGATCTTTCTGGTCCTCGTACTAGTGCACGTGGTTATGCTTACGCATCTCCCACGGGCTCTCTTACTATGGCTCCAGCCAATTGGAGTATTAAAGATCAATTCAATCTTAATAATGTTGCATTTTATGGCTTAACCGAAGCTCGTAAAAAGCTGATTGGTTATGATCCTGATCTTATTGCACTGTCGGGTAGTGGATACAAGTGTATTGTCTTTGATGTCAGGAAGACTGCTCTTCTCAACGTTAGTAACGTTGGGGATGCAGATTTCGAAAACCTTGCGGCATTTGGCGCCACCCGGGCTAACTTAGCCACCGGTTTCGGCCAGACTGATGATGACAGCAAAGCGGCTTTGGCCTTGGTCCGTCGTTTGACTACCTTGGTAGATGTCTCTGGATCGGCTAATTCGCAACAGTATGTGCGTTTGCACGCTGTGGCGCTTTCTGCTTCCGTGGGCGCCGCCGCACTCTCCCAAAGTGCAGGCTTGCCGTTGAATGTTCCGATTGTGGATAATTTTAACGCTGCCGCTACAATGGGTGCCGTCGTTGGTGCCGTGGAATGGGGCTTGGAAAACAGTTCTGATATCCCCGAGATCGACATCAAGGTCGATTCCATTGCAGTCACTGCACAGACCAAGAAGCTCAAGGCTAAGTGGACTCCTGAGTTAGGACAAGATCTTAACGCATACCACAACCTTGATGCCGAGGTTGAGTTGACCAGCATTCTCTCTGAGCAAGTTGCTCTTGAGATTGATCGCGAAATCCTTGCGGATCTCGTTAACGGTGCAACCGCTTCCACTTACTACTGGTCCCGTTCTCCGGGTCTGTTCGTAGACCGCACCAGCGGTACCGAAATCGGTGCGGCTGCTAAGGCTCCCGACTTCACCGGTACGGTAAGTGAATGGTATGAAACCCTGGCTGAGACCATCAATGATGTGTCGGCACAGATTCACCGCAAGACTCTGCGGGGTGGTGCTAACTTTGTTGTCTGCGGACCCGAAGTTGCTAACCTCCTTGAGTTCACGGCTGGATTCCGTGCGTCTGTCACAGCAGATGATGAGAAGGGCTCTATTGGGTCCGTCAAGGTCGGTTCTCTTTCGAAGAAGTTCGATGTCATTGTTGACCCGTATTTCTTGCGGAACGTGGTTCTCGTCGGTCGACGAGGATCTTCTTTCCTCGAAAGTGGATATGTATACGCGCCGTATGTGCCGTTGCAGACCACACCTACCATCTTTGGTCCCGAAGACTTCGTGCCCCGCAAGGGCGTGATGACTCGGTACGCCAAGAAGATGGTGCGTCCCGATATGTATGGCTTGGTCATCATTCGTGGGCTCTTAGGTGAGTCCGGTTCTTCAACCTAATAGTTGATCCAACCAATAAAAACAAAACCCCTGCCAATTGGCAGGGGTTTTTGTTTGGTAAGGTTCTATTTAGTTAGTGAGGCCCAAGGAGGGCTTCTCTACTCGTAGAAACTTATTAAAATAATTTAAAAATTGGAGGAATTAATGAAATGGCTGTTTCACAAAATATTGCTAGATTGCGCGCTCTCTTGAATGGATTTTCAATTAGCAACGCAACTATCACCACATTAAGCGGTTCGACCGTTAGTGCTACTACTTTGTCAGGTTCGCGTCTGTGTTTAACAGATGCGGAAGCCGTAACGGCATTGGGGGGTGGCAGCACACCACCTGCTGGCGGAACTGCCGGCCAAGGCGCAACTTTAAGTGTAATTACTGGTGTTTCCCGTGTTACTACTGCCGCTGCTTCCGGTAGTGTATTTTTGCCGTCCGGACAAGCTATTGGTCAGCTTAAATATGTTATCTTAGATACTAAAGCCGGAGATCAATCGTTGCACATTAGTGCTTCTACTTCAAATGGAGTCGGAGTCACGGGCTCGATTGTCACAGCGCGACAGGCGATGGGCTTTATATATGACGGAACTTCGTGGAATGTAATGACCACAGGTTCAGTTACATATGCAACCTAATAATTGATAGTATGCAATTTAAAGCAATAAATAACATATAAATTTAAAACCCCTCAACTTATCGTTGGGGGGTTTTATCTTTTAAAAACTAATTAGATTAGCGAGCCCTTTTATGCCTACCAATTTAAGCCCTAAATCCCAAATAAGCCCGATTGT